AAATAGCTCGTTACTTACTTTTGGAGGGAAAACTAATCCCATTTTAGCCTCTTCTTTTATTGAAAAATAGTCATCAAAATCATAACCCGACATTGTGGTTTTAAAAATAGTAGGGAATTGTGAACCATAAGGTTGTCTACTATTACTTATTGAGACATTTTTTCTATAATCAGTAATATAGTCAACATTACCAATTGTGTAGTACACTTTAGTAATTGCTGTTAAATTAGTTGGATCATATTCAACATTTGTAACACCATTAACTCCAATTTGGAATGGGTTATTTTTATCATATGTACTAACTAAATCTAGTTTATGTGATGTAAACCCTGTTATCATACTAAAATTGAGTCTGTTACTGTACATCCATTAGCATCAGTAACCAATACATTCAACGATGTACTCGGTTTGTGACAATATCTGTTTGATGTTATTCCTGAACCCCAAGAAACTGGAGCTCCGATTGTAGGTGTCATTGTCCAACTTATTGTGTAAGGACCTACACCACCATTTACATTAACTATACCTTGGCGACATTCAGACGTACCACATGATGTACATCCAGTTACACCACCGATATAATCTATACCACCAACAATAGATAGTGGCATTGCAGGTTGTGTAATAGTAACTTCTGATTCCACACTACATCCTGCCGGATCTACTACTCTTATAGTATGAGTACCAGCTGTTAACGTTATGTTAGTTGACGTTGAGAATACTGTCCCAACTAAAACATTGTCTCTATAGAAAGACATCGGATAGGTGGTTGTGAAGCCAGGTATTGTAGTACCATCTGTTGTATAATAAACACTAAAAGTACCTGTTACTGAACCACCAAAACAAGGTATGTTATAACCATTAGTTGTTGAGAATGATGGTACAGTTAAGTTAAACACAGGTCTTTGATACATCACTTGTGAAGTGGAAGGACCTGTACACCCATTAGCATCTGTGATTGTTGCTGAATAAGTACCAACATTTAGATTAGTTAAACTATAAGGACCTGTTAATGATAGAGAAGTTAATGGTACACTATTTTTTTGTATATTAACAGCATATGGTGGAGTTCCACCACCTGGTGTGAATAAAATAGACCCATTACTATTACCGTAACAAGTAACATTTGTTTTAGAACTTGTAAATGAAACTGATGAAGGTTGTGATAATACGGTAGGCCCAACTGTTGTGAAGTTACCAACACTATCATATATAGTTGTATTATATGTACCTGCAGGTAAATTTATGAAAGTACCCGTATTGTTTGTTACACCAGTAGGCCCTGTTAATATATAAGTGTAACCTGAAAATGCGTTACCACCATTAGCTGTTAAAATAATAGTACCTGTATTACCACCATTACAGTCAATATTTCCTGTCGTAACAACAGAACCACTAACCGCGGAAGGTTGTGTGATTGTGAATACGGTAGATATTGTCACAGGTGGGACGGCTGAATCTGTAACTTGTGCACTATACACACCAGCACATAAACCAGTTAAACCTGTTATAGTTGTAGAAGGTCCTGCAACAACAGTTGTTGCTGTATAAGCCGGTGGTGTAAAAGAGTACCAAGTATACGTATAAGGTGGTTGTCCACCACTAGGTGTTATACTTGCAGTACCATTACAACCTACTGTTGCATTAGTTGTAGAACCTTGTGATTGCATGTTAACATATAAAGCTTGTGGTTGTTGTAGATAGTATGAAACATATGAAAAATCACAATTACCATCAGTAATTTTTAATGTATAATTTCCTGTTTTTAAACCCGAAAGAGATAAACTATTAGAGGTGAAACCGTTTGGTCCTGTCCAAGAATATGTATAAGGTCCAGGACAACCAGGGTTTATTGTTGCACTAATTGTACCATCACTACCACCAAAATAACTAATTGGTGTTGACGATATTGATGCTGTACAGTTATTGAGTGTTAAACAAGGTTTTTGTCCACTACCACTATTTGTGGTATTCCATAAACCACTTAAATCGATAATCTCATAAACAGGGTTTTCAACATCAGTATAAATCCCAATATCTTCAAAATCTTGTTTTAACATTATCTGAAAGTTCAAAGTAGTGGAAGTAACAACTAAATTAGTTGTTCTACCAAAATCTTCATAACCTACTTTTTTTCTTATGTATTCCATTAAACCATAATAAATTCAGATAGTGTTATCACACTAGGTGTGTTAGCCCCAAAAGGCATATAAGGTCTAAAATTAAATTCCCCATTATTTAATTTTGGATTTAATAACTCAATAGCACTCGTTCTCCAATCTCTATTACCTGTATTACTATATTGAGCTATCGTCAATGGGGATGTGATATATGTTGGTGGATTTATGAATCTCGTTACTTTACCTGTTTTTGCATTAAAGAATCTAGCATCCATGTAGACCACCCTATTGTTATTGTTTTCTTTAAAATATTCATCATTTCTTAACCAATAAAGTCGATTAAAAGGAATGATTGGTTGTGTTGTTTCACCAACATCCAAATCTTCTGTGAATATTAAATTATTCGTGTCACCACTATTTGTATCGTAAAAATATAATCTAAAGAAACTTTTTTTAAACCCATTTCTTCTTTTATTTATATCTAAATTTGTAAAATCAGCTGCACTATAAGATGTTGTAAAAGTAGATGATGTTGTGTTCCAAAATCTAAATTGTATCAACAAACCTTTACCGTAATTAACTAGAGGGTTATTATCATCTCTAAATTTATACTTTGTTGTTTCAGCATCAAAAGTTGGATTTATTGCCTTTTTTCTCTCAGCAACAACAATATCTTGTACATCCTCACCGTAATCAACAGGGAAGAAATTTAAACCCAAAGGGACAGTTATAGATTTATATAAACCACCATCCGTTCCACCACTTACTGTGAAAGTTTGTCCAGTTACTGACTGAAATGTATTTTGTATTTGATATTTTATTAACATTCTTCGTTTATATTTCTAATAACCCTAGCATCATCTTGGTTTATTAAAATTGGTGGGGTTTGTCTTCTTATGTATAGATTATGATTAAAGTAAAAATAATGTGCTCCATTGACGAATGGGTAGTCAACACCATTAACACCTTCTTCAAAATATCCTATTGTTAACAAATCCCTCCAAGCTATTGAACCATCAGGGTAGGTTTCGTAATTATCGGGGATGTCAACCATTGTTTCACCAGAAGCAGCAGTTTCAATAACATTTGAATATTTCCTAACTTGTAATTTTTTAAAAGGTTTATAATAATAACCTTCCCCGTTAGGGTTTGAATTAACACCAAACCTGTGAATAACATCTGAGATAACAACTTCTCTCAATTCTTTACTGTTGTAATCTATAAAATCACCAATATACATGTCACCATCTACTCCAACAATTTCACCATCAGTACCTATAGTTTCAGTTCTTGCTGAAAACTTTTCAATACTACCAATACCTGAAGGATTGTTAATTGATATAAATTCTAACCCATTTGCTGTTGTAGTTGTTTCATGGTTAAAATCCCAATCAGCAGTTACGTGTGAAAAATTGTAAGGATTCTTACCTGACCTTCTTATAATAGTATAGTAAAGTTCTGAAATAGGTCCATTTCTACTATCCCTAATTCTCTCAACACTAACGTCTTGTGTGAATTGAAACATCCAAGTATCATTACAAGTCCCTATGGTTGGATCACTAACATCTGAATAGACATTACTACTAAAAGCACACGGATAAACATCATAACTATTGGTTGTTAGTAGTTCGAAATTTCTTACATAGTATTCAGACGGTGTACCATCTAATCGTCTCCATTGTGGTAGTGGTGAATAGGTTTGAGTAAACCCTTTTGTTAATGAAATGGTTGCTCTAATAACAAATTTTGTTGGTCCTACCACATTATAAACCCTCCAAGTACCGTTTAATATATTAGCAGTACCGAATCTTATATCAACAAAATCACCAACCAATAAATTATGTGGTAGTGTTGTATTAATTGTTGTATATTTTATTTCGTTAATTCCATACACACCAATAGTGGTTCCACTAATGTCTGTTGCTGTAGAGAAATTAAAATTCTGTGGGTTATTGAAATTAACATCATCAAATGATGGTTCCACAATTTTAACAAAATTACCCACACCACTAGGTATGGAATTAACAATAGTTTCTAGCGTTAAATCTTGTTTAAGATTTTCACCATCTATACCTCTACTTAATATTTTATGTATACCTTGTAGTGGATTAAAACTGGTATTACTATAAAGGTAGATAAACTCACCTTCTTGTAGATTATGAGATTGTACCCCCTTTACCGTTAATCTATCATTACCATTAACTGCTGTTGAGCCTAAAAACTGATATTGAAACCCTCTGAAGGCTTCTGAAGTAATAGTACCAACAGGTGTTCTAGCCTGAATTGAATAAAAAGAATCCATTTTTGATGGATATGTTATTTGCATTACCCAATTACTAGGTGTTACCGCTGGTGTACCATAAAACATTGGACTCCAAGCTGAATCATCAAATTTACCCATAACATATGCGGTAGAGCCTGTCGATAACACATTGGAGGTATAGATGTTTAATTTCCCATTGAAACGGTAGTTAAAAGCCTTTCGTCTTTCTTCCTCAAATAATTGTTGTAGATTAACTATGTCAATAATATCGTATTCAGTTAGTGGTTTTGTTTTTTCCTCTAACTGTAACTGTAAATTTGTGTCTGTATTGGGAGCAAGTTTGTATCTTTTACTTCCAATAAGTTGTGTAACATAGTTATTTTCCATTAAGATTTAATTTTATTAATTAACTCCTCTATAGTTATAGAACAATTAAAGTTTTTTCTAATATTATCTTCCCAAGGTATAAATTCTAAATTGTAAAAATTACCAATTATTTCTGGTTCTATTCCGTTTTTAAAACCTTCTAGTATAGAATATTTGTGATCTAGATGATAACAACCTTTAATACCACTTATACATCTTTTTTCATTGTTTTCTAATAATTTGATGTTTTGTTTACTGGTAGTTTTCATAACATCACTTTTATATTTTTTAAAAGCTGGTATAGACTTTAAATAGTCTTCATAGTTCATCCCAATACGATATTTATTTTCAGTTCTAATAACTGAATGTTTTTTTAAAATACTATTAATAGTTGTGTATGGTATTTTAAGTTCCTCAACAATTTCTAACATACTTTTATTATCTAAATATAATTTTAAAATTATATCTTCTTTCTCATGTATATGAGAATATTTGTTATCTCTATTGATTCCATTATCTTTTAATATATTAAGTATTGTTCTTTTACTGCAACCAATTTGTTCGGATATTTTAATAGATGACATACCACTTAAATATAATTCCACAATTTTTTCTTTTGGTTGTTTAGATCCTATTTTCTTATTTTTCTTAGCCTCAGAAATTGATTTAGTTAGTCCATATTTTTTTAAAATTCTTTGTGGTACTGTAGATGAACACCCTAATAACCTACCTATTTCTATTGTAGATAGATTATCTTCTAGATATAATTTCTTAATTAAATTATGTTTATCAGTATTCATCTTATATAAATATGTTCGAATTAAGATTTCACACGAACACGTACGTCTGACTGAGGATATTTTATTTCAAACATTGTATCGTATTCACCAAATAACGCAAAATCATCAGTTAAATCGATTTGTTTTGTAACGTTATCTAGGTAAGGTTGATTGGTAGTATTTAATGAGTACCTACCGTCAACTTCATTATAAACTTTAATATCAACTACGTTTAAAACCCCAGCAACATTATTAATTTGTTCTATTAATTGTGCCAAATAAACATTTTGTCCCATTTGCCACTTTTTAATATCAAAGTAATTTTTAATAGTATTAATTGTATTGTTTATTAATTCTCCCTGATTAAATGTTTTATCAACATATAAATCAATATCAAAAGATAAATTAATAATCTTACCGTCTCTAATTAGAACATAGTCATTTATCATCCTATAGTCAGCCAACCAAGTAGCCATATTTTCTTTTAAGGTGTTTGTTGATGAATTATCTAATTTACCTTCAGCGTTTAAACCTAAGATGGCAAATTCCACTTTGTTTTGATTTTCAGCCACTTGCATTCTAAACGGTACTCCGTATTGACCTGGCATCTTAAACATTGTAGCAATATAATCTTTAATCGTAACTGCTCTATTTTGAGAAGCGAAATTATATTTGGTTATCCATCTAATTTCATCGATTGACGGTTCGTCTGCCCCACCAAATGCTGGTACAGGGTTATTAACTCTTAATGATTGTCTAACACTCTGATTTATCGTAGCATTAGGTCCGTTAATAAACATATCAACAAACCCTAAACTGTTTATCACATTACTACCTATATTAGCCGCACTACCACCACCCACTCTATATCTAACATATAGTGTTGTGTTAGGTTTTGGTATTTCCCCTAATGCTGTAGTGTTGAAGAAGTTAGCAATTTGTAAAACATACTGATTTTGAGTATAGTTCTGTAAATTTTGTTGATCAGAGAATCCTGAACCAAATGTTAATTTACAGAAACCTGTGTCAGTATATTCTCTAACAAATTTTTTATTAATACTAATCCATTTACCTGGTTTAATACCTGAATTATCAGTACTTCTTGTTGGATCATCAACAAATATTTTATCTTCAGCTAGTGAATCCACCTCCCACCATCTTATATTATTATCCATAAACTCAGCGGTTGTTGGGTTTGTAATTAATGAAGTACCTTCTTTAGTTATTACTTGTTCTACAGAAACTACATTGTTATCAGGTAAAATAACCTCTAAGAATGGTATTGCATCAGCGGAATTAATAATTTTCTTGAAGATTTTAGATTGTCCATTACTTACAATCTCCCTCTTAACTAAAGTATAATTAACAATTTGATTGTTAGCGTTAATGTTTGGGATTATAAGTCTGTTTGGTATACCACCAGAACTATATGGAGATGAAAAATCAATGTCATCTAATGTTTCAAAGATTTGTCCAGCCCCAGCAACTTGGGTTCCGTATTTAACTATTGGTGCGTATCTTATATCAAATGTGTCACCAAAAACAGGAACAGTAACAGAGAAATCAACTAAAGTTATTGATGACCTCTTACCTGGTATTTTTAACCCTAAAGTTCTAGCAATATTAAGAAGTGACCTTCTTTCTTGTGCGTAATCAATTTGGGTTTCATTGAACATCCTATCTGTGTGATAAGATAACATATCAGATACCGCGGCATTTAATTCTAATAACATCATACCGATAGATGCATCATTAAAATCTTGGTAGAGTTCAGGGTAGAAATGTTTTACGTAAGTAATTAACTCACCCCTAACATCTGCGAAATTTCTTGCGAAATAATTAATTTTCTTTTCTGCCATAGTTTTTACATTTTTAATGTTACAAAGTCAGAGGATTGAAATGCCCCCGTTGTTACTGTGTAATCTATCTTAACGACAACGGCATGAATATTATCATCCGATGGTGTTGTTGATAATTCTGTTATTGTTAAATTCGGAATATATTTTTTAACTGCTGTATTTATCTCATTTTTAATACCATTCCAAGATGGAGCATCATTTTGTTCAAAAATATATTGTCTAAGATTAGCCCCAAAATCAGGTAAATAAAGTCTTTCACCCTTATTAGTTAATAATAAATGCATTAAGTCAGCTTTAATTGCCTTCTTAGAATTATCATTCATTTGAAGGAATTTACCATCTGGATCATCCGAAAATGGAAATTGAATATTTATGAACCTTTCCTGTGCCATTTGTTTTCTTTATAAATATCTATTTAGGAAATTTACCAACAAAAAATAAAATCTAAAGTGTAAAGTTTAG